GGTCGTATACGACGCGCTCCGCGGGCGCACCTGCTATGCGGGGCTGGATCTCGCGTCCACGACCGATATCGCCGCGCTCGTGCTGGTGTTTCCGCCGCGGAGCGACGAGGAGAAGTTCATCGCCCTGCCGTTTTTCTTTTTGCCGGAGGAAAATCTGCATGACCGAGTAAGGCGCGACGGCGTGCCCTATGATGTATGGGCGCGGAAACCTAAAATCATAGAGGCGCAATATGATGACGTAACCGTTAGAGGCGCGAGAGTTGGAACTCGCGTTACAACTCCAACTGAATACATTTCACGCCCAGGCGAACCGTTAATTATAACCACACCGGGCAATTTGATCGACTATCGCTGGATAATGCTCAGGCTCGGACAGTGCCGCGTTGACTTCGACCTCCGCGTGCTCGCGTTCGACCGCTGGGGTTCGCAGAAGATCGTCACCGACCTGTGCGACGAGGTCGGCTTCACCGTTGACCCGAAGGAGTCCGAGAACTATCGCAAGCCGCTGCTCCTGCAGTTCGGCCAGGGCTTCGCTTCGATGTCCGCGCCGACGCGCGAACTGCTCAACATGGTGCTCGCGCGCAAGATTTCCCACGGCGGACACGCCGTGCTCCGCTGGATGGCGCAGAACATGATCGTCAAGCAGGATCCCGCCGGCAACATCAAACCAGACAAGAGCAAGTCTACCGAGAAGATCGACGGCATGGTCGCGCTCATCATGGGCCTAGCCGCCGCGCTATCGGTGCCGGGACCCAAGCCGAGCATTTACGAGCAAAGGGGGCCGCTCAGAGTATGAGCGATCTCACCATCCTCGGCTGGCTCTGGCAGTCCAAAACTTTTCTCGGCAAGTATACGCCGGAGCACGTCAACATCTGGGCGCGCATGATTGACCGGAACCTGACCATCCCGCACCGGTTTGTTTTGTTGACCGATTATTGTAGGGACAGGTCGCGACCTGTCCCTACATTCGATCCGCTGATCGAGGTCCGTCCGCTCTGGGACGACTGGCGCGAGCTGAAAAACAAGCGCTGGCCCGATACCAAGCCGCAGTGCTACGTCCGGCTGAAGGCGTTCAGCGACGAGGCGCGCGAGCTTATCGGCGAGCGGTTTGTGTCGGTAGATCTCGACTGCGTTGTGACCGGCAACCTCGACCCGCTCTTTGACCGCGACGACGACTTTCTAATCTTCCGGCGCTACCCGCAGTGCGACCGCGACAGGGCCAACACCTACGTCGGCGCGATGTGGATGATGGACGCGGGGGCCCGGCGCCAGGTGTGGGACGACTTCCAGGGTCAACGCAGCATCGACGAACTCAACGGCAAAGTGCGGCTGATAGGCTCCGATCAGGCGTGGATCCGCTACAAGCTCGGCCCGAACGAAAAGGGCTGGTCGCTCGCGGACGGCGTATGGACCTGGCCGCAAGTGAAGGAGTCTGACCGCTACCGCAACGCGCCGCCCGAGGGTTGCCGGATTATTTTTTTCAACGGCGAGGAAAAGCCCGAGCACTGCCTCGCGCCGATCCGGGCCCGGGAGACGCTGAAATATCCGTGGGTGAGGGAGTTTTACAAGTAACGATGTGTTGAAAAACCGTGCATTTCAATATTTGGCGTTAGCAAACAATCCATGGAGGGGTAAATGGAAATCTGGACAAAGTATCGCGTGAGTTTGAATTTTATAACCAAGCTGTGCGCCTCGGTGCCGGCGGATTCAAACTTGATTCAGAAATGGCTTGAAACGCGGCAGCCGAAGGTAAAAGCGCCCGGTGGCAGGTCGATAGATGAGATCAACGAAGAAGTGTTGGCGAGTCTCCCCGAAGGCGAGGAGGCGGTGAGCGGGCTCGTTTTTCAACGGGCGAACTGGAACGGGGCCGGGCTGGTTGTCAGGGCGGCAACTATTCGCGCTCACATGAAGGACTGCTCGCGGATTATTTCGTCGCATTACGTCGGCAAGATCGAAGGCGAGCGTTCTTTTGCCGTCAAGGTGAAAAACTGCGTTTACCACGACGAAACCGAGTATTGGCTGCCGATCCTGCGGCCCGATGGAAGCAAAATAATGGAAGCCGATGGCACCAAGGAAAAGGCCATTCACGTTACCGACGCGAGAGGTCGGCCCATGAACGCGCTCAAGCTATTCGAGTATGTCGAGCCTTCCCGGGTGGATTTTACCATCAAGGTTTTGGGTGGCGCCGTTCCGCTCAAGGATCTGGAGACGCTTTTTATCTACGGCGGCACGCACGGGTACGCCGGAGAGCGATCCGATGGCGAGGGGCGCTATACGTTTAAAATCGAAGAAATCACAGACAGAAAGGGGGTGAGAGACGATGGCAACAAAGGAAAGAGTAGAACTAAAGACAGTCAACGACCTGATTCGAGCCAACGAGAATCTTTATAACAAGCACATCAGCGGAGAGCTCGACGCCAAGAACTTGGACGCGGCGAACACGATCATCAAATCGCAGTCGTATCTCGTAGGCAAGCTGCGGATGGACTACGCGAAGCTCGTGCTTTTGGCGCAGACCAAGAAGCTAAATATGCCGGATGACGTGCTTCCGCGGCTGCTCGTTGAGGGGAAGTAGGCGAGTGATGTCGTGGCATGTCCTGCGATGGCATGAAATGACGTGCAGTCGAGTAATGCAGTGGGCTGGGTTGCAGTGCTGTGAAGCCGAGTTGTGCCGTGCGCTGAGTTGATGTGTTGTGGAGCCGAGAAGTGGCATGAGTTGTTATGAAATGCTGTGGTTTGCAGTGCAGCCGAGGTGTGGTTTGGCGTGTGTCGCTTTGTTGTGAAGTCGAGTTATGAAGCACTTCTACCAAAAAATTCCCGGCTGGTTTAGCTTCCGCGCGCTTTACCAGGAGGCGGTGCGCGAGGCCAGGGACGGCGCGCATTTTGTCGAGGTAGGCTGCTGGAAGGGGCGGAGCGCGGCGTTCATGGCGGTGGAGATCATCAACAGCGGGAAGAAGATCAGGTTTGATTGCGTGGATACCTGGCTTGGTTCGCAGGAACCGAAGCATTTGGCCGACGACAGTGTGAAAAAGGGGACGTTGTATGATGAATTTTTGGAAAATATCAAGCCTGTTATGCTCGACTTTTTCATGCCCTACTGCCAGCAATCTGTCGAGTGTGCGGCAAGCTACGACGACGCTTCCCTCGACTTCGTCTTCATCGACGCCGCGCACGACTACGAAAACGTCAAGGCCGATATCGCCGCGTGGTGGCCGAAAATAAAGCCTGGCGGCGTGCTGGCGGGCGATGATTTCAAGTTCAAGGGCGTCAATAAGGCTGTTTTGGAGCGGTTTGTCTACGAGGTGCAAGCCGTCCCCGGCACCGGGACCGGGTGCGCGTGGAGGGTGCGGAAGTGAAAGTTATAACCCAAATAGCAGGCCGTTGTTGGTGGGATGACTGCGAACTGAGCGCGACGACGATTGCTACTGGCAAAGGCGAGCGTGGTCATGGGCTCGGACTTTATTGCGATGCGCACGCGGACATAGTTGTCGACGAAGAGACGCCCGAATATCACGAATCATGCCCAAATTGCGGCTGTCGGTTTGGCGTTAATTAAATGCTGACCATCGTCGGCTGGCTGTGGCGGGATCCGCACTGTCGCACGCAGTACCGGCCCAAACACGCGGACATCTGGGCGCGGATGATTCATCGAAATTTGACGCTGGAGCATCGATTTGTTGTGTTTACCGATGACATGAACGATCAATTCGACCCGCTGATCGAGAAATATCCGCTCTGGGATGACTACCACTTGGAGAATAACGCCATGTGGCGGCGCGAGTTTCCGCAGTGCTATGTGCGCCTGAAAGCGTTTGGCCGCGACCCCGCGCTGAGAAAAATTCTCGGGCCGCGCTATGTGTCGATCGACTTTGACTGTGTTGTGTTGGGCGATCTGGACCCGATTTTGTCGCGCCCCGAGCCGTTTTTGATCTATCACCGGCCGATTTTAGTGTCGGAGGACCGCAAAGACCCCTACAACGGCTCGATGTGGATGATGGACTTCGGCGCGCGGCCGAAAGTATGGGAGGACTTCAAGGGCGCCGAGAGCATTCAAGCGATGCCACAGGAGCAGCGATATTTGATGACAGATCAGGGCTGGATGCTGTATAAACTGGGCTTGAAAGAGCCCGGCTGGGGCATGGAGTCCGGCGTTTTCATGTGGAGCTGGTTGCAGCACAAGTGTTTAGCGCCGCCGCCCGACTGCAAGATCGTCTTTTTCAACGGCGCGCTCAAGCCGTGGAATTATTTTTGGATCAAGGACAATTATAGATGATCAGTTTAGACAGATGCGCCCAGTGCCACGTGATCTACGATTCTGCTAGCGTAGAGACTTTTGCTTGTAATCCTCACGCTGGTCTTTTTATTTTTTGTTCCAAAGATTGTCTTAAAAAGCACATTGAGGAGGAGCATGTGAACGACGTAATAGACACGCGGATGTGGGATCCACGATGACCGAGCAAGACCTGCGCGCATACGCGAAAACATTTCCGTCCCAGGGCGGCGTCGAGATCGGGCCGTGGCTGGAGAAGTACGCCGCCCAAGTGCCGCCCGGCTCGAGCATCGTCGAGGTAGGTTGCTGGCTTGGCGGCGGGACCGCGCACCTCGCGCTCGGCGCGATGAAAAGCGGCGCGCCGATCGTCACCTATGACCGTTTTTTCTGTCCCGGCGACGAAGAGCAGGGCAAAGCGGCGCGTTATGGCATTAAATTAACTCACGGCGAGGACACCTTGCCGCGCGTGCGCGAGTCACTGAAGCCCTTCGGCGTCGCGATCGATTACCGCAAGGGCTCGTGGAGAAAATTCGACTGGGACAAAAAGCCGATTGGACTTTACGTTGATGATCTCACGAAAAACGAATTTCTCTGGGGCGAGGCAATGAAAGCGTTCCTGCCGTCGTTCATTCCCGAGAAAACGCATCTGTTTTTGCAGGATTACCATTTCGACGAGGAAGCCGGGCCGGTTTACGCGGCGCAGAAGCGCTACATGGCGGCCAACGAGAAGCGTTTCGAGTTGGTCGAGGACCGTCTCGCCGGCACGACCTGCGCGCTGTTCAGGTTTGTAGGATGATTTTACTCGCGATTTTTGCTCTCATAGTTGGACTAATTATAGGCGTAGGCATTGGTCGAGCGATCGAACAGTGGCAGGAAAAGGGACCGTATACATCAAAAGTTAAACGCCCTGCGCCTTGGCCCGATCCACCGCCGCACAAGCGGCACTTGTAAATCATGATCATCGACGTAAAGGACGGTCGGCTTTTTGAGGGTCATGCGATTACCATCGTCCTTCCCTACTACGAAAACGGCGGCATGCTTGACCGCCACCTTGCCGAGTGGGCGAGTTATCCGGCGCATGTGAGAGAGCAATTTCGAGCCGTTATCGTCGACGATGGCAGCACGCAGTCATCCGCATTCGTGCATCTTGCCGGCGCGAACATCATTTTTCCGATCGAGCTCTACCGCATCAAGCAAAATATCCCCTGGAATATCCCCGGCGCGCGCAACCTCGGCATGAAGATGGCGCCAGACGGCTGGTGTCTGCTCACCGACATCGATCATGTGCTGCTGCGCGAAGACGCCGAGAGCTTGGCGGGACTTTTCAAGGACGTGGGCAAGCTCACCGATATTTTTTACACCATGCAGCGGCGCTGGGCCGATGGCCGGCCGCTGCATCCGCACCCGAATAGTTATATACTCCAGCGGTCACTCTACTGGCAGACCGGCGGCACCGACGAGGACTTTTCCGGCTGGTGGGGCGCGGGCGAGAGCGCGTTTCGTAAAAGTTTGATGACCTGCGCGCAGCCGCACGAGCTCAAGAGCGTTTACTTGACCCACTTCGGCCGCGACGACATCCCCGACGCATCGACGCGCGAGTGGGGACGGAAGGGCAGCGCGGTGGACTACAACAATAACCCGGCGCTTGTCAGCAAGGCCCGCGGGCCGGCGTACAAGGCGGAGAGACCGATCAGGTTCGAGTGGGAGCGGGTGATATGATCGCCTGGATTACGATTGGCTGTCTTGTCGTCGCTGTCGCCTGCAATCTGACGATGATCTACATGGCATTCAAAAAATGATCCTCGCCTTCAAAAAGAAAAAGCCTGGCCGCAAGCCGAAGCAATGGAAGCTGCCGCAAGTGGTATTGCCCGACGCCAAGGACGTGTTTCTTTTTGGCGGTATCAGCGCCGCCGCCTACGGAGTGTATCAAATCTACCCGCCTTCGGCGTATATTCTAGTCGGCGGCTGCTTTATCGCATTGGGGCTGTTGATTTACCTGGGAGGGTCTAAACATGAGGGCTCTTGAACGCGCCTTTGAGCGGAGAACGCAGGAAAATCTTATTTCGCTGCGCGATCCGGCGCTGAAAAACTTGTGGGGCATACACGAGTCGGTGTCCGGGGCGAACATCACGCCGGAAAGTTCCCTGCGCATTTCCGGCTGGTATGCCTGCGTGCGGATCATATCAAGCGCCATCGGCAAGACGCCGCTGCTCACTTACCGGAGGCTCAAAAAAGGCAAGGAGCGCGCTGTGGATCACCCGGTTTATTCGATCCTGCACGACTCGCCCAACCCGTTCATGACCCCGATGGAGTATTTCAAGGCGTCCCAGGCCCATGCGCTCAACTGGGGCAACGCTTTTTCTCTGATCGAGCGCAACGGCTCTGGTCAAGTGATCGCGCTCTGGCCCATGTATCCCGCGCGCGTGCGCGTGCAGGTGCTGCCTGGCCGGATCTGGTATTACCATTACCCGGAGGGCGGCAGCGAGCAACAACTGCCGATGGAGAGTGTGCTGCATGTCCGCGGCCTCAGCTCCGACGGCATTCTCGGTTACTGCCCGGTGGATTTGCAGCGCGAAGCGCTCGGCCTGGCCAAGGTCGAAGAAGAATATCGCGCGCGGTTTTTCCGTAACGACGCGCGGCCCGGCGGGATCGTGGAATATCCCGGCGTCATGGGTGATGTCGCCTACGAGCGATTCAAGAAAGACTGGCAGGAGACCTACGCCGGGCTCGGCAACAAGTTCAAGGTTGGCTTTTTGGAGCAGGGGCTAAAGTGGCACGAGGTGGGCGTGCCGCCCGAGGTTGCCCAGTTTATCGAGGGCCGGAAGTTCCAGCTCGAGGAGTTGGCGCGCATCACCGGCGTGCCGCTGGTGCTTTTGCAAGCGACCGAGAAGACAACTTCCTGGGGCACAGGCGTTGCGGAGATCCTGCGGGCGTTTTTGGAAAATTGTTTGCTCGACTGGTTTACCGACTGGGCGCAGCGCGTCAACCTGGCGCTGTTCACGCCGACCGAACGAAAGACGTTTTTCGTCGAGCACGAGCTTAAAAACTTCCTGCGCGCCGATCCCAAGGCCGAGGCGGAAGTGCTCCAGATCGAGCGGCGAAACGGTATCATCAATGCCGACGACTGGCTGGAGATCACCAACCGCAACCCGCTGCCGGACGGCCTCGGTCAAAAATACGTCATTGAGTCCAACATGACAACGCTCGACAAGATCGGCGAGGAAGATCCGGCGCCGGAACCCGCGCAGCCGTCAATAAACGGCAACGGCGCGCGGTACTTGAACGGGCACGCGAGGGACTGAAAAAGAATGAGTCCAAAAAAGTCTTTGCGCATCGACGAAGTCGCCGACGAGTTTAGGGTTTCGCGCCGCACGGTGCAGCGCTGGATCAAGAGCGGCGAGCTCGACACGGTGAAGATCGGCGGCACGCGGCGCATCTGGGTGGACGAAATCCAAAAAAAAAGCGACGACGAGCGCCAATCAGAGACAACTAGCGCCATTAAGCGCGCCTAATTTCATTGCGTATCTCCCGCGTTTAAACCAATAATCAGCCATACGTTTTTAGTTTTGCCTGCGCCCTGATCCGGCGTTCAGGCAAAGGGGACAAGAAAGGCCGACTCTGTGCACGGCAGAGTTGGCCTTTTTTTATGGCTGAATGATAGAGCGCCGCACCTACGAGCAAATCGAAATACGGGCCGATAAGGGCGATGATGGAACGCTTCGCCTGATCGGCCACGCCGCCGTCTTCAATAAAAAATCAGAAGAGATTTTCGGCTTTCGCGAGATCGTCCTGCCCGGCGCGTTTAAAAAATCAATCAAGAAAGACGACATCCGCGCGCTGTGGAACCACGACCCGGCGCATGTCCTCGGGCGGAACAAGGCCGGCACGCTGCGGCTGCGCGAGGACGACGAAGGTCTCCGCACCGAGATCGATCTGCCCGACACGCAAATGGCGCGCGATCTTCATACGAGCGTCAAGCGCGGCGACATCGATCAGATGTCGTTCGGCTTCCGCACCATCAGCGATGCCTGGCGGAAAGAGGACGGCATCACCATCCGCGAGCTCAATTATTCGACGTGTCGCCGGTGACTTATCCCGCTTACCCGCAGACCGACTTGAGCGCCCGGTCCTTTTACGAGGCGCGCATGAAGGGTAGCGCGCGGGATATTGAAAAAATCGTATTTCGTCAGCTCGGCGAGCCGGAAATCAATCCCGAAGAAGACCCGGAAAAAGTCAAAGCCGATCTACTCGCCCGCGCCCAGGCCCGCCGCGACTTGATAGCCCGCCTGACGCCGAAGCCCGATCCCATGTCCTACACCGAAATACTCAAAGCGTGTCGCGTAAAAACTTAGGTCTCTAAAAAGGAGCAATCATGTCTCAACTGAATATCGTCGAAATGCGTCAGAAAATGGGCGAGCTTGTCACCGAGCTACGGAAAAAGCAGGACGGTTGCGACGAGCGCGGCAAGGAAACCGCCGAGGAGACGGAGTGGTTCGAACGCACCAACAACGAGATCACCGCCCTGGAGCACAGAATCAACCGTGAGACGCAGATCCAGGAGCGCGAGGCCCAGATGGCCAAGTCGCTCGACGAAAAGCGCAAGGAGGCCGGTCCTGGCCATATGTGGGACGGCATTCACAGCCCGATCATGGGCGTGCGCGCGCCGAGCCTCACCCAGCTCGACACCCACGTCACCAACTTCATGCAGGCGTATCTCCGCTGCTCGAAGGCCAACCCCAAGATCGAGCAGGAGCACAAGGACGCCGCCGCGTTTCTCGGGCAGGACTTCCGCAACCGCGAGGTGTTTGTCCCGCTGATCAAAAATTACCGCCACTTCCAAAACGAGCATCGCGTTTTGAACGTGGCGACGCCGACCAAGGGCCAAGAGACGATCCCCGAGGGGTTTGTTCGGTCACTCGACACCGCGATGTTGACCTTCGGCGGTATGCGCCTGGTCTCCGAGGTCTTCCGCACGGACGGCGTCGGCGATGTGCCCTGGCCGACCGTGAACGACACCGCGAACAAGGCAGTCATCCTCGACGAAGCGACCGACTACGGTTCCAGCGTTGATCCGTCCTTCGGCGCGGTCATCTTCAAGGCGTTCAAGTACAGCTCCAAGCCGATCCTGATCTCCACCGAGTTGCTGCAAGACTCGCCCTTCGATCTCGGCGCCCGTCTCGGCGACATGCTCGGCATCCGCATCGCCCGCGGCCAGAACGATCACTTCTCGACCGGCGGCGGCACGACACTGCCCAAAGGCATCCTGGTTGCCGGCACCGCGTTTGCGGCGGCCGACGACGTGACTATCAGCTCCGATGACATCATAGGGCTGGAGCATTCGGTCGATCCGGCATATCGCTCCGGCGCCCGCTTCATGATGCACGACACGATCCTGGCGGCCGTGCGTAAGCTCAAGGAATCGACCACCAACGCCTATATCTGGCAGCCCGGCCTGCAAGCGGGTGTTCCGGACAGGCTGCTCGGCTACCCGTACACCATCAACCAATCG